CGACGGGCGAGCACGACAAACCAGTGCTGAAGCGGCCAGGGCAAGCGCAGGCAGCGGGGTGGGGGACACCGAGCGCACGAGATGGGAAGGACGCAGGCCCAGCCTACGAGGCGAACCCTCTCATCGTGCCGGTGGCGAGCCGATTGCTACGGCAGGCTTCTGGAACAATGCAGAGTCCATCCCCTGCCTCGACGGCAAGTCGCGGCGTGTTGAACCCGGAACTCCCCCGCTGGTTGATGGGTTTCCCGGCAGAGTGGGGCAGCTACGCGCCTACGGCAACGCCATCTCGCCGCAAGTCGCGGCAGGGTTCGTGAAGGCATACCTCATGGGGAGATACCATGGCATCTGCGAAAACACCCTGTAAGTTCTGTGGCGCCCCATCGCACCCCGGCCTCTGCCAGATGAAGGACATCCTTGCCAAGGCACGCGCCCTCGATAAGGACATCCACGAAATAGTGCCACCGGCCGACGAACGAACCCCCAAGCCCGTCGAGGTTATGATGGATAGCGACGTAGCCCGCGTTCCCGTAGACGTGGAACGTCCATTCTCCATCCTCGACCTCGATACGGAAGCGAACGCCGGGGAAGAGGACGGCAGCACGGCCGCCGAAGACCCCGAGGTAGAGGTCAGGAGGCCCCGGATGGACCGCCGGCGCATGTGGGAGCGCGCCAACCGTCTCAAGCACCGCATGCAGACACGCGAACGCGTGCGGAGGATGCGAGAACGTCGCGATCAACCGGCCCCCGGATAGGACGGAGCGCCATCGTCTGCGTCAGTTGTAGCCTCCTCATGGCCCGCCGCATCAAACCCGACAGGACCTGCCGGCAAGACCACCACGTTACCGTTTCCGACCGCCTCTATAGGAAACGCTACGAGAGCGAACCCCCGGGCATCCTCAGCAGCGCCATGGCCGAGCCCCACCACTCCTGGACGGCAGAACGGTAAGCACCGAGGAGCAGGCGTGACGGCCGCGCTATACTGTGCGCATGCCAAACACGCCGAATCCGAAACATCCCGCCCTCCTCCAACAGTTCCGTAGCCAAGCCACGACGATAGACAGCGACAATCTCGCCCAGCTCGAGCAGTGGGAATTCATCACTCCCGAGTGGAAACGCCTGCTCAGCGTCATGCCATGGTTCAACTCGATGCACCTAGCATGCGACTACCTCCAGCTCAAGTACGACACCATGCGCCATCAGATGAGGGCGCGACCCTACCTCAGAGAGATGCTCGAATGGCGCAAGGACTCCATCGTCGATATCGTGCGCTCCATCGGCATCGACCAACTCGGCATCGCCGCCGTCAAGCTCCAAGAGATGCTCGACGACAAAACCCTCCCCGCAGCTACCAAGCTCAAGGTCATCGAAACCGTCTTCAAGATGAACAAGATCGGCGAAGACAACACGCCGGGAAGCTACATCCAGGCCAATACCATCATCAACTTCCCCGGATCCGAAGCCCCAGCACAACCACCGTGGAGCGACGTTGACGCAACAGGCTGAGCCCATCTATACGCCACACCCGTGGCAGGAATCCATCCACCGATCACAAGCCAAGAACAAGGTGCTGGAAGCCGCTCGCCGGCTCGGGAAGAGCAGAACCGCCTTCTGGGAGATGGTCAAAGCCTTCCAATGGGCACTCCAGATCCCCGCTCCATCATCCCTGACTCCCCCATTCCACGCATGGGTCGTTACCCCAACCTTCCCCCAAGCACAACAGGTCTGGACCGAGCTCCAAGCATTCCTCCCCGCCGACTGGCTCGCAGGTCCCCCATCCCAAGACAGGATGCAGATACGCCTCAAAGGAAGCCCCAATCGCACATGGGGACTCATCGAGGTGAAATCAGCCCACGACGGCGCATCCCTCCAGACCGCAGGACTCGACTTCCTCTGGGTCACCGAGGCACAGGACATCAGCGAGGTCGCCTACCTACGCATGCTGCCACTGCTCAAATCCCCGGATCGCCTCTCCCTCGCCGTCTGGGAAGGCATCCCTGCCCTCCACTCGGACGACTGGTTCTGGCGCCTCTGCGACTACGCCCGCGACTTCGACAATCCCAACTACGCCTACTTCCACGGCACCTACGCCGAGAATCCGATGCTCTCCCAAGCACAACTCGACGAGATCGAAGCCGAACGGGAACTCATGACCGAGTCCGCATGGAAACGCATGTACCTGGCCGAACGCTCCGAATCCGCCGGCTTCTTCACCAATATCGGCACCTGCATCATGGGCGATATCCTCACGGATCCCATCCCCGGCGCACGCTACGTCGCAGGACTCGACCTCGGCCGCAAGCACGACGCCTCCGTCCTCTGGGTCGCCGACCGCACCCAGCGCAAGTTCGTCCACCACCGACGATGGGACGCGGGCGAGGACTGGTCCATGCAGCGCGAAGGCGTCATCAGGATATGCAACGACTGGGACATCCAACGGCTCATCGTCGACTCCACCGGCATGGGCGGAGACATCTTCTCCGAAGCCCTGGAAACAGCAGGCCTCCCCGTGGAGCGATACAACATCTACACTACCGCCGTGAAGAAGGACGGGATCCTGCAAGGCTCCCGTATCCTGCTCCTGAACACCTTGGCGATGGCGATGGAACGCCAGAACATCTCGTTCCCCGCCGAACCACACCTGCTCAGGGAACTCCGCGCATTCCAGTGGGTGCGCAAAGCAGGCATGATCGAACCACGGCCCGATCACCCCGAAGGAGGGCACGACGACGAGGTATTTGCCATGGGTCTGGCCCTGATCGCCTGTGACAACCCCGCACCGGAAGCATTAGGCTATCGTAGACTCGGTCCGATGCGGTATCTGCCGCACGACCAGGAGTCCGGCCGCAGCACCTTCGTGGAGACCCTACTTCGTGCCCGCCGTATCAAGCGATTGGAGGAGCGATGGCAACGCTCAGGGATAACGAACTAGCATGGTAGCTACAGAGGAAAGAGTCCTAGGCTTCGAGACCTTCGCCCAACCCGTTCCCGAGCTGGACGAGATACTGACGCTCAAGAGCGACTACGAAGAGTATTTCGCCTCGTTCCACGAACGGTGCGACCTCGTCGACGACTACCTCGCCGAGCGCAACTCCGTCCCGTCCCCGGAAGGGTTCCAACCCATCCACTCGGCAAAGGCCCGCGCAACCATCAACAACGCCGCGGCCCACGTGGACGTCAACAACGTCGACATCGCCGTGCCCCTTACCTCCCAACGCGCCAAGGCACGCGCGGAACGACTCCAGAAGTTCTACCAAGGAACGTGGCTGAACGTCGATTCCAGCATCAAACGCCGCGCCGTCCGCCACGCCTTCTCCTACGGCGTCGGCTGGTTCAAGCAGACCTGGGCCACCGACCTGTGGCCCGATGCCCCTCACCTCGCCGACTTCGCTACCGACGAGGAGTTCAAGGACGCCCTCGACGACTTCCAAGCCGAACGGGACATCAACTTCCCGATACGGGTCGACGTTGTCCACCCTCGCCAGATGATCTGGGACGTCTCCCGCCTCGGCCACCGATGGGCCATGGAGTTCTACGAGACCCGCGGCAACGACCGCACGATCCAAGACCTCCAGATGAAGTTCCCCGAATGGTCCGGGTACACCCAGACCAACGGCCTCGTCAGTTGGATCGAATACTGGGACGACCGGTACTGCGTCTTCATCATCAACAACGAGATCGCCTGGCGCGGCGAACACAACTACGGCTTCATGCCCTACATCGAAGTGTTCCCGGACCAAGGCAATCACGGCGACAACGGCTCACCCGAAGACCGCTACATCGGCATCTTGGACGGCGGCTACGAACTGCTGGACGAGATAGACCGGTCCCTCACCGCACACTCGGCCATCCTGCGTGCCTACGCGTGGCAAACCCTCGACTTCGCAGGCCCGGACCACCTCGTAGAACCCGCGCGCGAGAACTACGAGATCTTCGGCGGCAAGAACAGCATCCCTACAGGCGTCTCCGTCAGCGCATCACCGAAGATATCACCCCCACAGGAACTCCTGAACCACCTCGCGACCATCGAGACCGAGTACGAGTCCCTCACCTTCCCCGACGTGGTGCGCGGCATCCGGCCAACCGGCGTGTCCAGCGGGTTCCAGACCTCGGTCCTCGCCGGCATGGGACGCCTCGTGTTCCAGCCCGTGGCCGACGCTATGGCGAACGCCATCATGCGCTGCAACTCGAACTTCGCCAAACTGGTCGAGAACAAGGCACTCGGCAAGATCACCGTCCACGCTCGCTCGGATATCCACGCCATCGACCAGACCATCGGCCCCGACGACATACGCGGGTACTACGAGAACAAGGTCACCCTCAAAGCAGAAGCCCCGGAGGAACGCGAGCGCGAGTCCATGCTGGCGATACGACTCCTCCAATCCGGCATCATCTCGCTCTACGAAGCACAGAAACGTGCCGGCGTGGTCAACCCGCTCGAGATGCAGGTGGACATCATCTCCGAGCAACTGGAGCGTTCCCCCGAATCGATGGCCCTGCTCCAACAACTCGTCTCTCAGCGCGTCGGCCTCTTCAACCAGTTCGCGCAGACCCTCGACGCACAGGCACAGACCAGCCCCAATATGGGGAACCAATTCCTCCCGAACCAGTCCCAGCTCCAACGACCCGGTGAAGCGAACATCCAGCGCCAGCGCGTCTTCGCACGCGGCATCGGCGAGCAGGATGTCCTCGGTAGTATCCTCGGCGGAGCCGCAGGCGGCGAGATCGCATTGCCGAGCGGCGGGATGGCAGGCTGATGGCAAACGACAAAGCGATGGCGTCGGAAGCCGTGCTCCGTGCAGCAGAAGTGCTGTATCGGGCACTCGAAGCGTTCTCGAAACGCTCGCCTGTCCCGGGGCAGATCCCTGCGGATCAGCAGGTGCCCCTCACCATCAAGGACTTCAATCGCATGCGGGAGCGTTAGGTGGTAGGCCAGACTGGGATACGTCAGGACTTCGGCACCGTCAGCATCAACAGCCAAGACTTCGCGCTTGCTGGAGATGTGGTGCCCTATCTCCTGAAACCAGAGGGCGATGCGTTCCGCCTTCAAGGCGTCCAGGTCCGCAAGGACAATACCAAGATCGGCCGGTGGATCTACCGGTGGAATAAGGGCGTCGGATGGGCACGGCAGGACCGCGAGACCGACCGCGGCGTCGGCGGACTGATGGACTCCACCGTTGAGACACGCTTCCGCACCGCCGAGCTCGCACTCCTGCACGAATCACAGACCCACGCTCAGCCAGCCGATGCCCTCGTTGCATACGTCCAGGCCTATGGCGATTTCTGGGGTATCTTCACCGAACGCCGCAACGGAGACGGTGCGGGCAATTCGCCGACGGACCTCGTCGTCTGCCGCAAGTTCGGCGGCTCGTCCGACGATTGGACTGGCGGCGGCACGGTGCAGACCGCAGCTAACGTCAACACGAACGCGTCCGACCCCATACGGGCGTTCGACGCCTTCTTCCATAAGGGAGACATCTACGTCCTGTTCTGCCACGATGTGAACGGGACCAACGGAGACACGGTCTATCAGATCCACAAGAGCCCTGATGGGTTCGCTAGCACGTCTACCGATGTCGGCGGCACGAACTGGCCTGACGGTTCAGGCAACGACTACGTCCCGCAGGCCATCGGCATACGCCGGAACTTCGACGACGATCACGCTCGGGGCATGGACTTCGGAAACAAAGCCATCGTTGCGTTGTACGAAGACCCGGATAGCTCCGACGGCAGCACCAGCCAGGTGCTCGTGTACTACACGGCGAACAAGGGAACTACCTGGACCGCGGGCGCCGTGATCCCCAGTGACTCGGGCCCCAAGTCGCTCTTGCGCTGGCTGGACCCGTTCTCGAGCCCCCCGGCGGATACCCCGGTGCTGATAACGGCAGAAGGTGTCTACCGCGTGGACAGCGGCGGGACCACCTTCGACCTCATCTACGCACTCGACGGCGACCCGAACAACGGCCGGAGAGCGGTGGTCGGCTTGGACGGCTCGCTCTACGTGGGCTTGGGCTCCGGCCAGATCACGAAACTGACGGCATTGCCGTCCGGCGGGCTGAAGATCTCGAATGCCGGCCCTCCGGGCGACGGGCTGGTGACAGCGCGACAGGGCCATGTGAACTACATGCTCGCCATCCCGGACCGCTGGCTCATCGTCGCCTACGGCGGGCACGCCGCGGACAAGTACGCAGGGGTCTGGGCGATCGAGTATCAGGTGCAGACCGACCCGGAGACCGGACTGGAATACCAGAGATGGCATCACCTCTACCAAGAGTCCGATGACAACATCGATATCACCACATTGGGCTTCTCCACCGAAGATGACGCCACCCCGCGTCTGCA